TTTACATATCGATTAGGTACAGGCCCTATTACTCATGAAGACTCACTAGGTGAGCGCGCTGTTGAGTATAAGGGTGACACGTACATGGATGTAGGTACATCATTCCAATCTGAAGATGAGTATGAGGTCGGAGATATAGTTACAGTAAATGTAGACAGTATCTCTGTAACTGGAAATGTAGATGGCGTTGACATTTACACTGTTAGTAGTAATGAGATTAAAGGAGAGGCGGAAGGTGAAGGTGTTTCTAGTGTAGAGACATTATCGATGTTTACCAAGTCAGAACCTATGATGTGGCCTCATGAAATTGATAGGGATGGGGACAGAATCGTAATCAAGATGGCTGCAGGTGATGTAAGTTATCGTGCATCATCAATTGATGGCGAATGGTTCATGTTTAACCCAAAGGCTGACAACGGCTGGCTTATTAGATTATCAGAAAGCCAAAGGCCGTTTTGGTCTTCGGTGGTAGGCGTTATGCTAAAGGCTGATTTGTCATTGTATGATGATGAGTCTAAGGCAGAAGTACATGAATCTAAGAATGACGCTAAACCACTGATACCTCCTAAGAAAGTAAAGGGTACTAATTATTGGGATTCTGAAGTAGATGAAGCAATTGAGCACAAAAAGAAAGTCAAGCGCCTGTTAGCAAAGAGTTTAGCCTTGGTATCATCTATGTTGAAGTCAGGAGTAGGTGCTGTGGGTGATTCTAGCACAGGTGCTATGGGACTTGGAATAGATTATGCAACACCTATAGAATCACCAAGTGGCCCTACCAGTCTTGTTGGTTCCAAGACTATGCCCGATCACGACGCTAGAGATATAGAACGTGATAATAAAGAGCGGGCCAAAGATAAAAAAATGGGTTACGTAAAGCCTATTGACAGTGATGAAGATGAAGATATTGCTGGTCATCTTTCTGTAAATAAGGACAAGGCCACCTTCGTATCTTATTAAATAGTATAAACGTAGTAATTCAAGGCATGGCAAATGCGGCGGCACTCAGGGCTTCTACCCCCGTGCACTCTCGTAGCATTTCCCTTCTTAAGTCATCCAATGACCTAATTATTGCTGGCTACGCATCTGTAGAGATGGTTGACAAGCAAGGTGACTTAATTACCCGTGGGGCACTTAGAGATGCCTTTGGTAAGTTTATGAAGGCCGATGGTTTTCGCAACGTACAACTCGCACACTCTAATATACAAGTTGGTAGTGTAATACCGTCTTACACAGATTCTGATGGTAGATTATGGAAGTCCGGTGTCGATGATGCTGGCATGTTTGTTGTTATCGAACTTAGAGATGACATCGAAAAGGCTCGTGAAGTAGCCAATGAAATTCGCAAGGGTAACCTAACTGGGTTCAGCATTGGAGGACAGGCGTTTAAGCGCATTAACAAATCCGATGCAAAGCATGGAGATTATACAGAGATCTCCAAGTTAGAACTGCATGAAGTTACTATTTGTGAGAAGGGGATTAACCCCGAAGCATCCTTTAGAATACTGAAGGAGGACACAACTATGACAAATGAAATAGATGCATTAGGTGAATTATCTTCAGTAATTGACCGCCTATCTAAGCAATTGGACGATATGGACAAAGGCGAGGAAGAAGAACTTGAGGAACTTGAAGAAGAACTTGAGGAAGAAGAAGGCAATGACGATGAAGATTTACCACCTAAGAAAAAAACACTACTGGATGAAGATCCTGAAGAAGTAAAATTAGCCGAGGACGACGATATGGCAGATAAAGAAAAAGATAAGAAAGACGATAAGAAAGACAAGATGTACAAGGATGACATGGAAAAGTCAGAGTACAGCGATGTTATCACTAGCGAATACCTAGATTGGATGGAGAACACTTTGAAGTCCGCTGGCGTAGACACTGGTGCTGCTCGCTCACACTTTGACGGTGTTGCTAAGGCTAACCTCGGCAGTACCCCTGAGCAGATTGGAGATGGAGCAGACTACTTTGCAGGTCAAGTAAAAGGCCGTGCAACAGAAAGTGGTTCACCATCAACAAGTGCAATCTCTCGTGCAGGTCTAGGTAGCGTAACAAAGTCCTACTTAAGCCCTGACAATGTTTCCCCATCTGAAATTGAAGACGCATATGAAGTCTTTAAGGCAGCAGCAATGGAACAGCAGTTCAAGAACAACTTGAACGATGTGTTCTCAGAGCGCTTGCAGAAGGAACTAACATCAGAAGCACAGACTCGTGCAGCAGCACAGTTTGACGCTCGTGGCCCTCTCGCAACTATCGAGAAGGCAATTTCACAACTAAGTGACAGAATCGATAACATCGGTTCTTCAACAACTGCGGAAATCCGCAAGTCAACAAACCACTCCACAGTAGAAATACCATCTACAGAGGAACTAGCAAACATGTCGTGGGACGAAGTACACAGTCTCGCAGGAAGTGTTTGGAACTAAATGGAGGAATGAATAATGGCACGAAATTACACACGCACAGTACAAGACATGGAACGCTACTACTATGGAGCAGGCACTAACATGGGATTCGGTTACTCCGGTAGCGAACTTCTCAAGGCAGACGCTCCAATGCTAAGCACAACCGCTGGAACATACCAAGCAATCTACGGACGCAAAGTATGGTCACAGTTGAACCAAGAATTTAACGCATTCTCTATCCTTCCTAAGAAACCTTGGGACCGAAGTGGATGGAGAGTTGTAACTGCAAAGCCTTCGACAGCAGTCGGTGGCGGTATTGCAGAGAACGGCACACTGCCTGATACTACAAAGCCTACATTCCAAAATGTTGCAGCAAAGCCTAAGACTATCGCACACTCATTCGATATGTCCGAGGTTGCAATCTTCTTGAATGACAAAGATGACGGACTTGGCGACATTCGCTCTGTCCTAAAGGAAGAGATGGGTAAGCACCACGCTGAGCACATCAACCAAATGCTATTGGAAGATGTTACAACAGCAGCAGGTAACGACCTTGAATCACTTGACAGAATTACTACTGGTAACAACAGCATGACATCCGGCACTCACTACGATGCTGGTGACGAAGATATCTACAGCATTGACCGCAGTGCAAACACTTGGTCCTTTGCTGAAGACTCTGCTGACAGCAGTTCTGCTAACAGAACATTATCACTAGACCACCTAGACGAGATATTCAGACTTGTTTGGGAACGTGGTGGTAATCCAAAGGTTATGCTAACAGGATATGACACTCTAATGAGAATCCAGCAACTATTGCAGGCTCAACAGAGATTCATGGAAGAGAAGCGTGTTGTACCAACATACAACGGCGTTAAGGGTGTACCGGGTGTTGAGGCAGGATTCATTGTCGCAACTTACAACGGTGTACCAATCATCCCATCTAAGGATGTAGCAAAAGACGGCATCAGCAGAATTTACATGCTTGACACCGACTACATGTACTACAGTACTGCAAAACCAACTCAATACTTTGAGTCCGGTATTGAAACTGGCGATCCATTCGCAATTAACAGACTAGGGCAGGAAGGACTTTACCGCACAATGGGTGAAGTTTGGACTACTTTCTTTGGAGGTCAAGGTTCCATCCGTGACCTACAGTGAGGCTCTATTGGAGAATTAATACAGGAGATGAAAAATTATGGCAACAACAACATACAGAGGAATTACCTACACTACTAGTAGCAGCGCAGGAATCGAGGTATTACTCGATATGCCACTACAGGGTGGAGTAGACCAAGACAAGACAGAATGGTTGAACGGCAACAGTGGTGGCTCTTATCCGGGTTCACTAACTGGCTTTGTCGCTAACAACGCTGACGGTTCTAAAGTACAGAACCCACGACTATTAGTTGTACACGTTAGTACAATGGCTGACAACGAAACACTGACTCTTTCAGGAGAGTGCACAGAAGTTATGCACACCTCTTGTCAGTGGGCTGAAACTACTGCTGCACCGGGTCTATCCCAACACGCAGCAAGTGGAGTTCTAATCAATGACGGTTCACACTTTTTGACAAGTGAATCAACAGTCGCCGTTGACACAGTTGATGCAACAACACAATTTAGTGCTGGTGACTTTATTCTTGATGCAAACGGTGCAATAGTAGGAACATTAACTGCTGTCGCAGCAACAAGTCTAACTATTTCGGCTAATGCAACTGTTCAAATGAATGACAACGCAGCGGTTCACAAGAGAACACCACTTGTTTTAACAAATACATCAGGAAGCACTGAGTCAGTTACTCTAATGATGCTAGTCCGTTGAGGTGATTCAACTTGCCTACAGTGACATACATCGGCTCTGCAGTTTGGCGCAGGCGACCCGATAACGGGGAGTACTGGGAACGCAGAATACCTGTAGAAGTCAGCCAAGGTTGGCTAGACAGACACAGGGTTGCAATCTGCACTAACCCTACTGCTTTCAAAGTAGAGGGTGACGCAGCAGTTACAACAGACGAAGGTGATGACGGAATACCTGATGCAGGCTGGACTAAGAAAGACATCAGCGCATGGCTCAAGGCTAAGGGTGCAGAGTTCGGTGGTTACGCTACAAAAGCGAAACTACTCGGACTTGTGGAGGAAACACTAAATCCTCCGGCACCTGAGCCTGAGCCAGTAGCAGTCGAAGAGCCAGTGGCAGAAGAGGCAGTTGAAGAAACAATTACAGGAGATGAAGAATAATGGCAGTAACAATAGATCCAAGACCGACATATTTCGGTGACAGAATGGTAGTAACAGGAACTTATGGTGCAAGTGACGCTTTAATAAATTTGAGCAGTTTGCTAGCAAGCATTGATTTTGCAGCATTGACACCTTATGACATAGTAAGTGACAACCGAGTAGAAGACGGCTCAGCAGCCGATGGAAGCGACTTGGCTCCATTTATTTCGCCTGAGTTTGCAACAGTAGCAGCAGGCGGTACAAGTATCGCCGTTAACGCTGCTGGTTTTGCAACAACTAACCAAGGTGGAACATTCATAGCAATTGGTCGCCGCTCTTGAGGTGACCAGTTATGGGAAGTGCAAGTCTAGGTGGCTTGAAGTCTAAGGTGGTAGGTCCACTACCCCCTGCTGACTTTTCAGGTGCATCTGCAATACAGACGCTACTGGACGCAGGATTCGACGCAGTAACCGATGCTAATTCAGCAGATACAATTGCTGGCATTGAAATGCTCAACGTCTTAGGAAATGCTTATTTGGTAATCATTTACAAGGCCTGAGTGGGATTGGCATGGAGTCACATAACACTCTCGGTTTAGACGACATCGAGCGCCTTCAAAAGCGAGGAATACGGTTGGCCGAGTCCTACGGGGCTGGCACCGTATTCAATGAAGATAAGCCGCTTCAAGGTATAACCAAGAAGCAGCGTAATCGTAATAAGAAGGCCGGTGATGTCCTTAACATCGGGTCCGGCACACGCTGCAAACACTGCGGTATGCTCTACTTCATGTGGGTAGACAAGTGCAGTACTTGTGGTCGCCAAATGGAATA